AATGAAGTATGTTCCTGTGCGATTCTGTGCCCCACCATAGGGAAGCGGAATAAAGTTCTCCATGGTCTTTGCGCTAACAAAGTATTTTGCAAAATCATCACGCCCCATCAGATCGCGTGACACCTCTCCATTAGCAAAAGAAGATTGTTTAGTATAAATCTTATTAGGAGATGCACTGCTCTTTGCCATATTAACGCCTACCTTTCAGATATTTGTCAGGTAGTTCAAAGGTTGTACTATTCTCTACTGCGCCAATATGCTGTGCTTCAGCAATTGCAATTTGATATTTTTGCATCATTTCTTGCGACTTTTGAGCATTACCACTCTTAGCGTTTACAATTTCCGCTGCAATCTGATAGCTAAGTGCCTTAATGAATAAAGCATCGTATAAATCAGGGATAATTACTTTATAAGTAAACTCCACAAAAGCATCTTCAATATCACAGGCAATTAGTTTTTCATTTCCGTTTGTTGTTATTTTAAACTCAGCTTTTTCTTTCAGCCGATAGTTGTTTTCGTCATAAACACGCAATACATTAACGCAATTAGCAGGGTATTGGTATACATAGTTATATCCTGTTACGGTTGTTGTTGTTAATGCTAACGCCCTCATATTTCGTGCGAAGTTCCAAGGGAACCCCCTCAGTGTTGTTTCTAAGCAATTATCATAATTTAAGTCAAGTAATCTTGCTACTTCTGTACCTTCATCTAGGGAATTGATCTTTCCTCCGCCAAATCTGGACAAAGCAAGATTGCATATATCTACTTTTGATGTTGCCATTTTTGCCCTCCTTAATTAAAAAGAGAGCATTAAATGCCCTCTTTGACTTCTTGACTTTCAATTAAATCAATTAATTCTTGTCTTGTTTTTAGTCCTTCATACGCAAGGTTGTTAGCTTTAGCAATGCTTTGCAATTGTTTGAAGTTTTTAGTTTTAATATCATCACTAGAGCAAATACCTACGCCAGTATTACCGACTTCTAATATTTTCTGTGACAACCCTGCAAATGTTTCTGGTTCGTCTTCTTCGTCGATAGTATCTAAAACGATTTCTAATTCTTCAATATTAGTGACTAAAGAAAAGTTTTATATCAAGGCAGATTGCCTATTGGTATGAAACGTTATCATAAAGTAGTGTTTACCGTCGGTACCGCTGCTATGACAGCAGGAAAAGTTGATGCGTTCTTAACTGATGCAGTACCAACAAATAGAAAAGCAGGTTCAAAAGCATCCCCTGCAGCTAGTTGATCAACAATGTTAGTGGAGTTTGTATCACCTGGAGGGGTAATTGCTTGTGCGTCTGAATAGGTATTTTGTAAATCTCTCATATTTTAATATCACTCCTTTAATTTTTAATTAGGAAATAGTTGATTCTGTGCCAAGGATAGCATCACACATACGAACAGGAATACCGCATACATAAAGTTGTGGAAGTTTACCCATCAATTCTTGACGGCTTACATATAAACTTCCTGCTTTGGGATTGTTAAGCATGATTTCAAGCCATGAGAAAACAGTTTCATTTACATACCAAACGGCATTACCTGAGAGGTTGTAAATTCTGTTCTTGGCAAGAATAAATTTATTTACAAGGTTAACGGAAGTGTCTGATCCAGAACCATAAGTAATCAAATCTGACATATCAATGTTTGCTACCCTTGCAACTTTGCGGAAATTCTTAACTGCAATACCAGGTTTCCACTTAAAGTTAGTGCAATATCCATAGTATTTATTGCTATTTGTATCATATAATTCATCTAACAACTTGCCTATTTCAATATCCGCATTAGATACTGTTTTAAATTCCTCTAACAAAAAGTGTCCCGCTGTTTGATAGTCACTAGCCTTTTGATAATTACACCCGTACTCTACGGCTTTTAATAGTTCTTTTTCTGTGTATGTTCTCATAATTTGTCTTTTAATTTAAGTATGCCAATAAGGTCGGGAATAATATAAGTAGGCACATCATATTGTTTAATATCACCTACGAATAGCTGATCTGTAGGTTCTGTGATAGGGTCGCCATCTTGTTCGACTTGGACAACCTTAACGGTACTATGGCATTGATCTATCTTGCCATTTCCATATATCTTCCCCCATATCTGCATACAAACACTTGTTCTTACCCTATTGGTTAGTTCGGGATTATGAAAATGGATTACGACCCAAAAATATTAAAGTCTTTTATTGATGAAAATTTTGATATTAAAGGATTAGTAAGAGTTGGTTTTTTGGGTAAAGAGATAAAAAAAGATTATTTAGCAATAGCTGACAGAATTTGTACTTTCTTTGGATATGAAGAAATTTATGAATATGGTAAGGAAATAATAGTCGCGCATTTATCTTATGATGGCGATAGACCCAAACATATTAACAGTAATGGGGAATTAAAAGAAGAACCTTTCATTACGATCATTCCTAGTTCTTGGGATAGTCTTTATTAAGCCAGGACAAATTTCTCTATTTTGATTAGATGGTTGGTTTGGAAAGATAGCGATTTGAAAAATATTCGCTATTTTATTTTGTTATTATAATTAATTACTTTATATTTGAATATGGAAACACTTTTAAAGTTAAAAATAAAAGAATCTGGATTTAAGCACAAGCACCTTGCCGAAAAAATAGGCGTTTCTCCAAATTATTTTTATATGTGCATGAATGGTATTCGAGATTTATCTCAAGAGAAACAATCTAAACTTAAGGAAATACTTAAGTAATTTTTATGCTAAAAACTGTTTATAAAATAATAACAATATGAATTATAAAGAAAAGTTAAAGGATCCTAGGTGGCAAAGGAAGCGTTTGGAAGTTATGTATAGGGATGATTTCAAATGCACTTATTGTAGTGACAGTAAATCAACTTTAAATGTTCATCATTTATCGTACGGACAAAATCCATGGGACACTTGCAATGAGGATTTAATGACTTTATGCGAAAGTTGTCATTATGTTACCGAGCAGTGTAAAAAAATGTTTTCTGATGGAAGAATTATAGTTGAAATTGTAAAATATGATGGCGTTCCGTTAGTCGTTTTCATTAAAGGCAGTGAAAGAATTGTAACATTTTATATGGATAAATACAAAGCATTTTTGAGTATGGATATTAAAACCGTAAACTTTTTAAAATGTAAATTAAATGGCTAAAGAACTTCCATATTTTAAATTTTACGTTAACGATTGGATTAACGGAGATATAACATTAGAGACTTTTGAACTTCAAGGATTGTTTATAAATGTTTGTGGTTACTATTGGAGTAAGGATTGCGAACTAACTTTAAGCAATCTTTCAAAGAAATTCAGAGAAAATAAAGATCAAATCACTCAATTAATTGATTGCGGAGTTATAAAGGTAGATGATGGTAAGATTCGTATATCATTTCTTAACGAACAACTGCAAAGCAAAGAGGTTCAGATAATTACGAACAGAAGAAACGGTGCTTTAGGTGGTCGGCCAAGAAAGGAAGAAACCGAAGAAAAACCGAATGGGTTTATTTTCGCTAACCGAAACGAAAGCGAAAGTATAACCCAAACGAAAGCGAACGATAACCCAAACATAACCAATATAGAGAAGAGTAAAGTAAATAATACTAATAGTATATTGTTGTCTGCTAAGGCAGACCTAACAAAATCATTTTTGGATAGAAAGGAAAGGTTTAAGGAAAGTATTTCACCATTCGTTACAAAGTACGGAAAAGAGACCTGTAATGATTTCTTTAAATATTGGACAGAGCCAAATAAATCAAATACTAAAATGGCTTTTGAGATACAAAAAACATGGGATGTTTCAAGGAGATTAGAAAGGTGGGCCAGAAATGATTTCAATTCTAAATCAACTAAAATACCCAAAGGATACTCACCTCAAATTACAAACTAATGATTAAGAAATTCCAGAACATAGAATCATCATTAAATGAAATGAGGATGAAAGGAAATCCAAGAGGTGAAGATACGGGCTTTAGATGCCTGGACGAAATATTTTCCTTAAAGCAGGGAAGTTATACATTTATTTTAGCTGCTCCCCATCATGGTAAATCTGAATTAAGTTTTGAAATAGTCTTTAATCAAGCTGAAAAATTTGGAAAGCGATCATTAATTTATTCACCAGAAACAGGAAGTGTAGAGGATATTTACGCAGAATTCATTCATAAGTTTACAGGCAAGCCTTTTTATAAATCAATTCCTGGTAGCGTAGATGATAAGGAATATTACAAAGCTATAAATTATATCGATCAAATGTTTTCCGTTGTGGATAGCGATGAAAAGTCATATTCATTCGGAGAACTTTCAGAACTTGTAAAAGATGAACAGGTAATACTTTCAGATCCTTATAACGAAATGAGGCACGACATGAGTAAATACGGACAAAGGCAGGATTTATACATCGAGGATCTTTGCGGAGAAATTAGGAGATACTGCAAAAAGAATAAAAAACACGTAATCCAAACATTGCACCCAGCAAGTCAATTAAAAGTAACCGGTAAAGATTTAGGTGGTAGACAAATAAACTATTACCCAATGCCCAGCGCAAGAGAAGCTGCAGGAGGGCAAGCATTGTTTAGAAAAGCAATGACATGGATTAATATGTGGAGGCCTCCCGTAAATATGGGTAATGAATTCGGTCAACCATATTTGGATAACGAGGTACTAATACAAGTTGAAAAGGCAAAACCTAAAGGAGTTGCAAAAAGGGGAGTAACATCATTATATTTTGATTGGAAGAAAAACAGGTATTATGAGGGTTCAAATCAATACGCTTTTGAGCACGAAAAGATTGTTAATAATTTATCTGCTGGCATGGTGCCAAATGAAAACTTTAACATAACCCCAGAGGATATTAAAAAAGTTTACGAAGATGATGACAACCCATTCTAAAATTGATTTTAAAGTTTTGGCTGAACAGTACGAAGTAGAAATAGAGGGGTGGCATTTATTCTATGAAAGTTTTATTGAATATGATAACGCTTTAATGGTCGCTAACGGAATATTATTCACTATGCTAAGCGAAGTATCGAAAGCAGAGATAAAGTCTCCTACAAGCGATAAAATTAAGTTATCAAAAGAAAGGGTAATGAATATGTTTTCGGTTATTGAAAAACTAGAGGGATTAAGCAATCGATGCAATAACCTCCAGATTAAACTAAAGAGATCTGTAAACAAACAATTGATTACCGAAAAGGAAAACGAGGATCTTAAAGCGGAAATATTAGCACTTAAAGCAACATTCGATGAGTAGATTAAATATGTTATCAAGGGATGGAAGTTATTTAAGAACTTCTTTTAAATCAAAAGGCAAAATGTGGAATCTGATTGGAACTGAATCAGGAGATTCATTTTGGAATACTGTAGATACTTTCAAATCAGAGGATGGTATTTATCAAAACGTAATGAGAAAACAGATATTAGAATTATGTCAAACCAAAAAAATAGAGCCAATAGAATTATGAAAAAAATATCACTTTACAGACAAGATTTTGTTTTACCTACAGGAAACGAAATAGAAACATTTGAATTTCAGTCACTCGGATTTTTATTTGAAGTACAAATCAAAAACATTGATTTGGTTATTGATGATAAATATAAATTAGTAAGTATTAGGATAAAGTGTAATAAATCAATAACATCATCATTAGATGTTAGAATCGATCAACTTTTAGGATATCCATTAAAGACAGAATTTTGGTTGATGAAAAGATTATTTTCTAATTCTCAATCATTAATTTTAATTGAAAGCATAGATGACTAAACCACTAACAGCCCTACAAGTACTTACTTTCATGGATAAGATCCACAGAGAACTAAAAGCACCATCGATGAACCCAAACTATATCACTGCAACCAAATTCAAGGAAACAAAAGCTAACGATATTGAAAAGGCTATAGAGAAGTTCGCGACTATAGTAGGATTCCTGGCAGAGCGCACGAAAACTCAAGGTAGGTTAATGGCTGCCACTTACAAAGATACTGCGATGGGTAGACTGCAGACTAGTAAGGAAAAGTTTGTAACTTCAACAAGCCGAAAAGGATCATCTGATATGAAGCTTTTGATTCCAAATATTGGCTATATTGCTTGTGAGATAAAGTTTGGAAAAGACACCCAAAAGGTAGATCAAAAGAATTATCAATCCGATGTAGAAAAAAATGGAGGCATTTATTTGATCGTTAAAACATTTGAAGAGTTCGTTATTTGGTATGTATCAAAGTGTGGTAGGCCGTTAATAATGCAACAAGCCATTGATAGGTTAAATAAAATTTAGTATATTTATATCGCTGTTCAGTTATGAAAATATTTAAAATATCCTCGGTTATACATTGCCTTTTTGCATTCTGCAAGACTGGACAGCCTTTGTATGATTGAGGTATTTTTTTATGTATAAAGGTTCTGATAATCCAAACTGGAAAAACGGAGGTAAATCATTTATTTGCCAGGTATGCAAAAAAGATTTTAAGACAAAGCATTATAAGCCGGTTAAAACATGCAGTGTTAAGTGCAGAAAAGAACTAATTAAGTCTAGCAAAAGACAATTACCAATAGAGGCTATTGAAGCCTTAAGGTTAAGGCATTTCAAAAGTAAGATAGAAACATCCATTAAAAGCGCTTGTGAATGCGGTTCTAAAAAAGAAGTTAGTTCAAAATCATGTATTGATTGTTTCAAGATTAAAGTTAAAAGGTTTTTGATTTGCAAAAAATGTTCAAAAGAGTTTAAATACCAGACTAATAAAAAGTTTTGTTCCAAAGAATGTTATCTTAAAGATTTAAAAGGCAAGTTTAAAAAAGAAAATAACCCTAATTGGAAAGACGGAATAATGACAGAAAACAATATTCAGCGAGCAAGCGATAAATACAAAGAGTGGAGAACATCTGTTTTTATAAGAGATAATTATAAATGTCAACATTGCGGAGTCGGCGGTAATTTGCAAGCTCATCATATAAAGCCGTTTTCAAAATATAAAGAATTAAGAACAGAAATAACAAACGGTTTAACGCTTTGTAAGAAGTGCCATAACAAGTACCACAGAATTAACGGATATAATTAGACCAGAACAAGTGCAACAAGCAATAAATCGGTTAAATAAGAAATAAATAAAATGGAAAAGAAAGATTTAATTTGTTTAGCATCCAAAGCATTTGCTAAAAAATGGGATTACGAAACTTTAAAATATGGAGATGATCTTTATGGTAAAGAGAGTTTAGTTGATGATGTTTGGGAATATGTAGAGGAATTAGAAAGTATTGGAACTATTGCTTTTTACGAAAAATACAAGGAATTCAAACTTTACTAACAAGCAATCAACAGACTAAAAAGTGGAAAATAACTGGAAGATAGTAAAGGCAAGAAAAGATCATGAATGTGAATCATGCCAACAATTAATAAAAAAAGGGGAGCTTTACGAGTTATTAAAAGCTCGTATTCCAAAATTTGACGATAAAGATAATCAGATAGGCATTGAGTTTATAAAAATAAAATGTCATAGAAAGGAGTTGTATTGTTTTTGGTCTGATGATTGTAAAAAAGGAAATCATAAAGAAATGTACTATACAGATAATCATCCAGATTCAAGGAATTATGGAGATACATTTTGCTGTTGTGAAGAGTGCGGAACTGACTTGAGCGACATCAAACCAATCAACAGACTAAAAAAAGGGTGATATGAAAATAGATAAACAAATTAAATCTTTCTTTTCCATTTTATTTATTTCTTATTTAACCGATTTATTGCTTGTTGCACTTGTTCTGGTCTAATTATA